AGAGGAGTTCTTGGATTGTCTTACTCATCTTAGGATTTATCCTCCTGTGTTGTTTTCTTTATTATAATGTTAGGTTGACACGGAATGCGCCAACCACGTTTGTGACATCTAGGTTTGAACGGATGCCAAGTTTGCCCTGGAAGGTGCCAGACTTTGTAAGTTCATACACGGTTTTGAGAGCACCTGGGTCTGATGGGAGTTGCATGTATGAAAGCAACCCGTCATCAAAATTGGTGGCAAACTTCTCAACCTCAATCACTTTACCAACCTGCAACCAGGGGTATGTACCTGCATCACCAGCTGAAAGTAGTCTTGGACGGCCCATAAAGTCAGCGGCAACGAGATCGCCTGCGGCTAAATCTGCATTGACGTTGGTTACCATTGGGTACTCTACATAACCTCTGGTAATGAAACCAGCACCTTGTGAGGTTCCCTTATCAAAGGGTCTGTAAAGATCATATTGTGCGCAACCTACAGGAACGCTACGGGCAGCTACTGCCTGAGTGTCACCTGATGGGCTTGAAGTTGGAGTTGCGCCTGCGGTTGGATTCCAACCAGAAATTGTGTCACCCCAGGTGACGCTGCTTGCACTACCGTTAGCTGGAACGAAACGTGAATCGCCTCCTACAGTAACAACTGAAAGAATTGTACCTTTTGGAATAACGATTTCAAAACGATCATCTTCTGAATCTGAATACCAGGTCGGAAGAGCAACGCTAGGAAGAATGTATGCTGCTGGAGCAATACCCTCAGAAACAACGAAACGACCTGAACCAGTCTTTGTTCCTACCTTACGAAATTTTGCTAAACTCATTTAAGTTTCTCCTTAATAATTTATAGTTTATAGTTTACGACGACCCATAAGAGCGTCTACAAATAGTTCTTCAGCAGAAGGAGCCTTCTGTTGACCCTTAATTTCATGATCTTCATCTATTAAAAGAACATTTTCTTCTTTTTCTAGAACGACTTCACTCTCCATTACTGGTTGAGCTAAACCATGAATATCTTTTTTTACTGCTGGCATTTTTGCTAAATCTCTCAAAGAATCTGCAAGTGAACTAGCTGATCTCTTTACGTGATCAGAAATTAACTCTTCTCTATCTTCAATTGATTCTGTTCCAACAGAAATCTTAGTGTCAACAACTCTCTCAGCCAAAGTACGATGTAGTGCTTTTTTGAGTTTACTGTTTTCTTCTTGGAGAGACTGAACTTTTGCCTTTAGTTCTTCAACTTCTTGCTCAGTAACCTTATCGTTTTTACTGAGGTCTGCATCAGACTCCTCAGTCTCTGCCTTGTCTTCACCATCAGCTGGCTTTTCGCCGTTTTCGCCATTTTCTGGATCAGACTTCTCTGATTCTTCTGAAGATTCTGGTTCAACTTCATCCTTATTTTCTGGATCTTGTTCGCCAGCTTCATCAGAGTCTTCATGAGACCCTTGTTCTTTATTTGACTCTTCACTAGCTGGTTCGCTAGCTTCAGCGTCTTTGTCTGCGCCGTCAGCCTTCTCTTCTTCTGGAGAGTCCTCTGCAACTGCCTCTGAGGCTATAGCAGAAAGATCCTCACTTAGCTCTTCAACTTGAGCGAGAATGTCTTCAGCGGTATTGTCATTGCTCATGCTAGAAATCTCCTCATGGCTATCTTTGTCTTGATTCTCATTAGATAGTAATGAAGTGTTGTCACTGTTACTATTTTCGCTTTCATGTATGGCGATTGCCGACAGAAAAGCGCCTTTCATATGCATGTAGAGTGGTTTTGACTCCTTCTTTTTTAAAGAAGACAAAATTGACTGATTCTCAGTTATGGAAACAATATCTTCTTCATTCATATGAAGAACAAAGGCCGAACTTTTGGCAACCCAATTTTGTGAATCAGAAACGGCTACATTTCCATCTGTTTTCTTGGTTGTTCTGACGCTAGACCTTTGGTCTGCTGGTTGATTAACAAATGAATACTCTTTAAAAGATATGTCTTGCATGTCTATAAATGCTAGTTTGCCTTTATAAACTTGACCCCTTTTATACTTAGGTAGTTTTGGCCTTCCATCTGCGGATTCAGAAGCAAGATCTTCTCCCGAGATTGAACATACGGCTTTTCCAGCTCTACCTCCAACAGAACCAGTCAAATACCTTTTGTCTGCAACTTTTTGTGCAGCTACTGGATCTGTGATTGCAATTTGCAGTCTTACGTATGGAGAGCCATCGGACTCTTTGTCCATTTTAGCAGCAATAACCCTACCAATTGGTTCTGAATTAAGGTCATGATTTAATATAATTGGCTTTGGATAAGGATCTACCCAAGACTGTAGTGCTTTTTGTAATTCCGTAGCAGAATAGTTATTGTAGTTTCCAGTCAATCCGCTCATGTATAGCTGCAACTTCAATAATTAAACCATAGTTTTCACTAAAGCCCTCAGCAAAGTTGTATTTGCTTTCAGACAGGTTTGGAAGTTCGACTGTAAAATTTTCTACAAAATCAAAAGGCATTTTTGCTCCAAATACTTTAAATTCAAAACTAATAGTAAATTACTTTTTATAAGATTGAACAATCTTATATAAAAATATCATAGTTAATCTAACTAGCAATAGCTAGTTTACCTCTTTCGTCTCCAGATTGCAAAAAATCCTGAAGCATTGCTTCGTGCATAATGTGCGGTGTGTATATGTAAGATGCACAGTATAACTTTTTGCCCAACTGTCTAGCATTATCACACCAACCTATGTCCTCACCCTGCTGATGGACTTTATAATCTACAGAATTATAAATATCTTTAGACATCATTTTTGCTGCCATTATAATTTCTGACTGAAAATATCCGCCAAATTGATATTCTTCTTTTCTATAAGCCTTAGATGGCTCATTGGGTATCCAGTTCATAACGCCTGGATACATAGTACCAAAGGGCGTCATAAACATCAGTGTACTCACTGCATCTGCCCCCGACTGAATATGGCCGATCAAGCTATTGATAGTGTGAGGGCTAGTTAAAAGAATATCTGAGTCTAAACTGTAATAATAGTTTGGAGATATTTCTCTGACAGTTTTCAACAAACTATTTCTCATAGAAACTAAATTTTCATATTTAGAAATAGTCCACATTCTTGAATTTTCTTCATGCTGATGATGAACCAAGTCATCTCTAAATTTAATTTCAAAAATTGGAGACTGAGTATTTTTGAATCTATATCTATGCAACATAGATACGGTTTCTTCGTCTTCTCTTGAAGCTTCGAATATGAAGCCGATTTTTGACATATCAATTCCTTGATTTTCAATACAAGAAATCCAATATGGAAAAATCCAACTTCTTTTATAAATTGGACAACCTATTATGAGATCCATTTTAGTCTTCTACTTTTACCTCTGACTGCTTTGTTGCTGTCTTTTTAGTAGGAGGTTCTACGTTTTGTTTTTCTTCAACTATTACAGTTTTTACTTCTTTAGATTCTTTAGCTTCTGTTTTTTTATCTTCTTCAGGATCTGAACTAAGAACATCAACGAATACATCAACTATCGTGAGAAGTTTCTCTAATGCTAGTCTTACCTGGCCGTTATAAACTGCTTCTCTAAACTCTTCTAAAACAACATCAAAATCTAATTCTTCGTTGTTTTCATTTTCCTGACTCATCTATTACTGCCTCTTTTTCTTTTGTATCTTTATCTACAGTAATAGTATTATACTCTTCATCCAGCAAAGTTTCAATCATGGTTAAGAATTGATTGTCATACCTTTTAATGTCTGGAGAAGTTCTTCTTCCATTTTGGTTAGCTGGCCTTACAGAATTGCCAACACCTCTTCTTTGATTTGGAAGATTTCTTTGACCTTTTGGTGCTGGTTCTTGTGTGTCAGAATTGGGTTTTGTTGGACCTTGTGCCTGCTGTGATTGCATAGTTATTTCAGATTGTTGTTTAGCTATTTCAATCTGAACCTTACCTTGCAACGATGCATATAGGTCACTAACCTCAACCTCTGGATCAACATTAAGTGCAATACGTGTTTCTTCTAAAGTCATTATATTATTAACATATTTTTGTATAATGTGTGTCTCTTTTTTGACTTGAGTATCAACATCAATTTCTTTAAACTTGAAAAAGCATCTGTCTGAAGTGCTTGAATCAGATGGATTAACTATAGGATCAAAACCACCCTCAAATAGAAGTTCATTGAATATATTAAGTCTAACCATTTCTGAAAATAGTCTTTGATAATTTTTTACTTTATCATAAAGAGCAGTATCTAACCTTTCAGACATTGCTCTATTTCCACCATTCATTGTCATTCCTAAATGATGTGGTGCAACTCCTAGACCAACTGCAACTCTCTCTTTAAAGTGCTGTAGGTAATTTGTTGCATCAAGAGATTCTCCTTGACCACCTATGACTTCAACATCGTGTCTATGAGGGAGGATCAATCCACCTTCAGCTCTCAAGTTTTCTATTTCTGCAGCTGCTCTATCTATTTCATCAGGTTCTGCAGGTTGTTCTGGTGTGCCAACTTTGTATTTGTATAAAGGAAAAAGTTCTCTATGAACAAGATTTTGTATATCCTCTTCCATCTGCCTCAGTGCAATTACGTCATCTAACACAGTACTTAGAAATGGTGTTCCAAAAGCTCTTCCTGTTTTTCTGTCAAAATGCAAATGAATTACTTTATCAGCTGACCATGTTGGATCAGTTCCGTTTGGGGTATATGTGAACGGATCAGTTTGTTGCATGTAGGACTTTGGTTTATTGTGTTTATCTCTTAAAATTCTAACTTGTTCAGTTGGAATTAAATAATAGCCAACAATAGGAAGTCCGCCATTTATCGACTCTAGTCTACTTGGAAAGTATTCACCAACATCAGCTCTTGCTTTAACTACAAAGACGTTTCCAAACTTGATCAACTGATCAAAAACTTCCATTAAAAACTCTATAAAAGGCCTTTTCATTGCCATTTCTAAGAAATCAATTCTTTGAAGCAAGTATGAAACAGCTTCTGCACTTTCAGAAGCTATCTCCCATCCTTCTTTCCAAAATAAATCTTTATATTTAGATATAGCCTGTCGGACATACGAGTCGGTATCTATAGCTTGAATAATTCTATCAAAATCATATGGAGACGACTCAAAATGAGCCCTATTATTAAAATAATAATCAACGCCTCTAAATCCCAGAGCAAGAGTTGCAACCTTCATGCTCTTAGAAAGAGCGGTCATATCATCTGTACTAATTG